GAACATTTGCACGTCTAATCAACTCGCAAGATGCTTGTGTCATTAATTCCGCTACTCTTTTGATGTGCAGTAGAGTATCTGCTTTGCTGTCGTATTTCATTTTATTGTTTTTTACTAATTACTTTCTCTTCCAACAATTTTTTCACCACATCAGCCTTAACCCAAGCATATATTTGCCCGAAGTTATTTTCTGCCATTTTCAAGGCTTCTTCCATTGTTACGGGATAGCCTTTAATTTCTGATACTATTTGTTGTAGGTTTTTCATACTATACAATTTTTACATTAACCCCCTGCTCTGCCATACGCTTCTCGGCTTCTTGGATTGTGATAGTTTCGATGATGGTAGCCCAGATTCCATTTTCAAAAACAACATTGTTTTTATCCTGTGGACTTCTGCCTTGAAAAAGTTGATTAGTTATCATATTGAAATGATAGTTATTTTTGACTTTGTGAGTTCTTTCTGGAAGTAGCAAACAACTGTAGTTTCCGTTATTGTACCCTATCTTCTTCGCCTCCCCAATCAAAGCAGATTCAACTTCTTGCGGGGTGGCTTCCTGAATGTTTTCTGGGTCTGCTCCAAATGCGATATTACCTAACCATTCTTCTTCAAAAAATCCAACATATTTGTTTTCTAATTTTAACACCAAATACTTACATCCCGTTAAGTTTTGTTTATACCACTTCCCAACAACCAACTCCTTTTTAAAAACCTCTGGAAACCAATCTTCTAATTGTGTTTTTGTCAAATCGTGCCCGTGATGATGTAATGACAAAACCTGCTCCTTTGTAATCTCGTATTTAGGCGTTTTGTAGGTTAGGATTTTTGCGTAGCCTTGCTCCTTACCCCATAAACACACGCTTTCTCCGTTGTAAAAATCAGGATGTAAGTCAATCCATACGCAATTTGCAAACCAATGAAAATCCCTTACTATGTGCTCTGTAATTTTTAGAGATTTATTCGTTTCTAAACACTCCACAATTTCCGCATCCTTAAATTTTTCCTTAACCTCTTCTAATGTTGGTTTCATAATTTCTCTTCTTTTTTTAGTTGTTCAATTGTTCTTTGTTTTGCGTATTCCCTGACTTCTTTTACAAGCGATGGGTGTAAAGACACGGTTACTTTTATTGTATTTACTTTTTTTCTTCCCATTGTTATTTAATTTTTTGACGTAAATCAGAAATATTCAAAGCGATTGCCGTTGTAGTTTTATTCGGCAATAATAAAAATGCTTCTGGGAAATTTTCTTCAACTCTTTTATAAGTTCTTAAACCGAATAGTGCTATTTCAAGTTCAGAAAACAGCTTGTTATATCCTGCTTTTTTGTCGTTTATTTTGTTCAAATAAGTCATTAGTATTTTGGCATCTTTTTCATTTGGAGAAAAACAACTTCTTTTTGAAGGCATTGGGAATTGTAAATTAATGTATTGATAACTAAAACCATTTCCCGTAACCTGCATTTGCCTTCTTGCTTCGAAATAATCAGGATGTTTTGAAAATAAATCCAATACTTCTTTTGGCAATTCTTTTGAGTATATTTCTGTAAATTTTACAGTCAATTCATCTTTCAAAGATTTAATTTCTAAAGATTGTTTCTTAAGTAATTTTGCGGCTACTTCTGTTGCAATTGCTTTTGTAATGTTCATAATTTCTATATTTTTTTAAAGTTTATAATGGCAAATATAAGCATTCTTTTTAATATAATAATACTTTTAAACAAAAAAAACACCCCCGATTATGAGAGTGTTGCTTATTTGGAATTGGAATGAATCTACGGAAGTATGTATTCGATGTAAATATAATTGTTTAATGCAGGTACTTTTGTAATTGACAAGGTAGTTCCTGTTTGCGACCATAAATTAACTAATGATGAGTTATTTGCAGTTGCTTTATATTGCTTTGTATGTGTTAAAATAACATCCGTAACCACACCGTTTACTGGTATTTGAAAATCCTGTTGACCAACTACAAAACCAGCAGTTACACCAATTACACCATCTATGATATAGGGTGCGGTTATTGGCGGTATGCTAGGAATCAGATTAATTATATCCTGTAACGCTCTAAATACAGCATCTTCACTAGGAACGGTTTGCGTATAATTTGAACGAATATTTTGAGTTATTCCAGCTAAAGCCACGTCGATAGGTATTTCAACTACTAAACTCCAATAAGTACCGTTAGAAGTAAGTGCATTCAATTCTTCTGTAGTAGTAATATTTAAGCCACCGCCAACATTCTGAAACGTTCCTTTACCTACTAAAATCCATTCATTGGTAGTGGTTGCGGGTAACGTAGAACCACTTGCAACTGTAGTGGGATTAAATGCCAAACTAGAAGAAGTGCCTATGTAATTAGCGATTAAATCGGCTAATTGCTGTATAGTGCCTTGCTTTAATTCTGTACCTATTTCATGAGGAATATTATCGGTTAAATTAAAATCAGCCGATGGTAAATCGCCTACTTTTACTGTTGTGATTGTATTTGGATCTATCATGGTAATTTCATAATCATTAGTATAACCATCGATGGTTGTATGTTTTTTCCAACTCCTGATACACCAGAATTGTCTGTATATGGAACTCCTAAAGAGTCGGTTTCTATTTCCTTACCGATATATCGTGCGTTTGTTGTTCCGCTTCCTGAACTTCCTGACTGATCGCCGATTTTGTGGCTATGCTCAACGACTACTGCATCTGCACTTCCGACAAATTGACCTACTGTTGCGTAATTTGCACCAAAACCTATTAAAGTTTGACCGTCTAGATTGTCAGTTCCGTTGTTTCCGTTAAATATCGCCCATCCTTCCCATAGACCACCTACAATGCCAAGTCCTTGTGTTGCGCCTGGCGTCATGTCAAAATTATCAGTAATATATTGAGCATCTGGAGCGCGAATATATTTGACTTCATAAGGATAGCTTACCGACTGACTTCTTATAAAATCAACCAATTCCTGAATAGTCGACCTTGATAAAGTGTTACCTACTTCGTGAGGAAAGTTGTCGGTTAATGAAATCGGATTAGGTGGTAAATCTTTTACCTGTACCGTATTTATTAAAGCTGGATTTATAGACATATTTTAAATTTTTCCTGTTCTTAATAATTCATTTCCACTTGCATTTGTTTGAATGACTGTATTAGGGTCTCCGTTGTTTAATAAAACCGTACCTAAACTAGTTGTAAAAGGTATTCCATAGCCTTGTAAACTTCCCGAAAAACTCATAAATTCCCCAACATTTTCAGCTGATTCTATAGTGGTAATATGAGCAAAACCATAGTCAACAACTGGATATTTAGAACCTTGTAACTTCCATTCTAAAAGCAATTTATTTCTTTTTAAAGTAACTAATTTGTCATAGCTAGCTATTCCAAAATTACCACCTACAACGGTCGTATTTAGTTGTAAACCAGAAAAAGAAACGGAATAGCTTTGAACTAAAGGCTTTTGAGTTTTCCAACCCTTATTATCTCTAGTTGTCGTGTCAATCATTTCTACATCTTCGGTAATACCGTTTCCAGTCAAACATCCAACAGGCATGTAAACACCGTTGTATTTTATGTATAAAATCCGATCTTCTCCGTTTATGAAATCCATATTTCAAAGGTAATAAAAAATTATGAAGTAATTGTTGGTTTTACCGTTTTGCCATAATCGAAAGTCAACAGATATTTTAAATCTGGCAACTCATTGGTAAAAAACTGTTGAAGTTTTCCTGTTGTGATATTATTTTCAGTGTCATAAAAATATTCAGTAAACATAAATTTTCCAACAATATTATTTATTTCTATCACAGATAAATAAGGAATGTATCCGTAAAAATCTCCTGAAAATACTTTAGCCGTCTTTTGCTGAATTCGCATATCATCTTCGGCTGAAATTCGCAACAGTAATTTTTCTTCCACAAAATTTTTACGCTTCCAAAGTGTTGTCAATGTTGTCTTATCGCTTTTGTAAATAGCACCTTCAAAAACATCTCCGATAGAATCTCCATTATAAACTTCTTGATTTTCTTTTACAATTGAACTTGGTGCAACCTCTCTCGATACGGTGTGAAATTCGCCTATTTTTCCACTTTCAGTATTAGTAATATCAACAACGTCAATAAATGTTATTTCAGATTCCGCAAAAAGTTCTTGTGGAGTTCCAAAACTTCTACCTCCTCCGTAGTAATAATCATTGAAAGGCTGACCGATTATAACTTCAATAGTCGAATCATCAGGCATCGGAGCTGCCTTAAATTCGAAATCTAGATTAGATACTATATTATTTTGATTCAAATTTAATCCTAATTTTTCTCCACAAAAAGTACCGAAATAATTATCTAAATTTTGCCAAGTACCATCTGGTTGCAAAAATAAACCACTATTTGTTTTTATTTTAAAAGGAAAAAAGCAATGACCGTTAAAACTAGTTAATTTTGTTCTTAATGAAAAAACAACATTCTTTGCTATATTTATAGGATTTGAACGTAAAACTTCTAAAAAATCGTAATCAAAAGTAGTTGTTGTTACATTTGTAGAAAAAGGAATGTACCATATTTTGTATAAATGATTTCTCATTGTCAATCCTGACAAATCTCCATTTCTGTTTATTACTATATTTTGAGGTAGTAAAAGTGAATAATCGTAAAAATATTCATTGGTTTGCGAACCAGTTCTAACTCCTGTAAATCTTTTGTTAGGTAGAACAGGATTTTTAATCCAATCTTCAAATAAAAGATTTACATCGTGGTTTAGGTTTGGATTAGCAAATAAACCAGCTTTAAAACCATATTTGTAATTCAAACGATAAGCCGAAACAGCTCCTTTGGTTGTTATTTGTTGATTTCCGCTACTGTGATGAGGGTAGAAATTATCAATTTCAGAGCCTACTTTTAAGTACAAATTTTTTACAAAAGACGTATTTAGCGTGTTATTTATAAACTCTACAGTTTTTTCAACAAAATTATTCGGTCTATAGATCCACCAGTAGCCGTCTTGTTGAGTAATGCAAGCCGAAAGTAAGTTTAAAACCGAATTTAAAACCTCTTCACAACTCATAATTGTATCATCGTCAATTTTAAAAAATCTATCTGAATTTACATAGGTGTCTTTTAAAATATTGTTGCCTGTATAGTCTAAATAATAAACATCAATTGACGAATTTATATCTAATAAAACTCCTGTTCTATTTAAACACGCTTCAATCACTTCGTACATCGACATTTTGCCAGTAAAATTGAATCCGTTGCTTCGAACGAAAGACAAATCTTTCAAAGCTCCTAGACCGTCTATAAAATCCAAATTAACCAACCAAACATCACGCACAAATGATTGTGTTATTCCGTCAGGTTTTAAAAATCCGTTAAAAAATACTTTACCGTTTTTATAAGCAATAGCCGTGAATGTTTTTTCGTCTGCATCTGAAAACTCTTCAAAAGTCAACAAAGGATTAGCTTCTAATTGCAAACTCAATCCTGTACCTCTAATTGTATCTAAAATATTGTCAACGCTTCCTTTTTCAAAGCCGATTTCTCCTCTAATTTCAGTAGATATTCCAGTGAAATTAACATCAAATATCCTAACGATGTAGCCCGTAGCGTCATTTTGTATAAAATACTTTTCCATTAGCTTCTCCCTCCTATTCTTAAATTTCTAGCTGTTGTGTTGTTCAAAACGCCTATTAATGAAGTTCCTGCTATTTCAAATACTACAGTTCCTCCTGTAGTTGATGATCCAGAACCGAAACCTGCGGATACTGATGGAGAAGAGTAAGATGCGCCTGTAGAAGTAGAGCCGCCTCCAGCTCCTTTACTCGCTCTTGAAGAAATTGCTGCTCCTGCTGCAGATAATAAAACACCTACTGCTATAGCTGCTACCCCTGCGCCTATAGCAACGGGACCACCTGCTAATATTGCTAAATCTAATTTTCCCTTAACAACCGCTAGTGTTCCGTATTGAATTAGTAATTTACCCATATCAGATAAAAACGCGCCTAAAGAACCTAATAAAGCGTTTCCGATAGCCCCTATAACGCTAGTTCCGTTTGCTAAAGCATTACCTATTGCGTCTCCAAGTCCAGAAAATGTAGAAGCTATTGAATTAGTTATAATCGCATTTGCATCTTCATTGAATTTCATTAAAGCAGCTAAAGCACCTTGTCCGCTAGTATCGAATGCTACTCTAATTTCGCCCATACTGGCTGTTATAACACCAGGCAAAGACTTCATTTTATTTCCAAACTGGTCAACTTGACCATTTACCACAGCTAATTGACTTAAATCAGCTAGTCCAGTAGATTGAATCTCGCTAGTAGCTTGTAAGTTTTTAGGCTGAAATTCAGCAGCTTTTACCGCTTTTACTGCTTTTGCTTTTTCTTTTAAAAGCAAAATGCTGTCTTTGGTCGCTTGTGCTTCTCGGTCTGAGTATTTTTTAGAAGAAGCGTCTAGTTCTTTTATTTCTTTTACTATATTCTTATACTCATCTGTAGCAGCTTTTAAGTCAAAAACTGCTCCTGCATTATAAATTGACTTGTCTTTTGCAGTATCAGATTGAGCTTTTTGAATATTCAAAATAGCCAACTGTCTTTTTTCTTCTAACTCCAACCGCTTCGCAGCTAACTCGCCTAATTTACCAGCTATCGCAGTAGCTCTAGCACGTGCAATTAATGCCTTTGAAACCTCTTCAACGGCTGTTTTTACATTTCCGTTAAGTATTTGCTCTTTGGTTAAATTACCAAAATAAGCGGGATATTCATCTTGTAGTTTCTTAACTGCCAAAAGCCGTTTTTCCATTGACAAATTATTGTCTTTGGCTGTTTCAGTTAATGCTTTTAATCCTGCTATTTCGCTTCCTGCTGATTTTGCAACTTCTTGGTTTATGTCCGACAAGGCTTTTGCGGTTTCGTCGAACCGACCTGTTAATTTAGCAAAAACATCGCCAACAGTAATACCGTTCTGACTCATATAAGTAAGCCCAGTCGTAACTAATGAAACGGCTAATAAAATACCTCCAGAGCCAACCAAAGAACCTGCTAAAGCTTTTAAAGCGCCCCCTGTTGATCCAGTAGAGTTTTTTAAATGACCAAATGCCTCAACGGTTGCTGTAATATTGTTACCAATACCCATGATTCCAAAAGGAGCATCTTGAGCAATTCTTGAGAATTGCATCAAAGCATTAGAACCGTTAGCTACTTTAGGAGCCATCCCGCCAATAGCATTGCCAGTATCTTTAGAAACTGTTTTAAGTTCGGTAAGAGATTTTTTTACAGAAGCTATATTTCCGTTAATTTCTTTAGTATCTAAACCAAGCTTGATTTTTTCAAGCTTTATTTTAGATAGTTCTTTTAGGTTTAATTCAGCCTCTTGAATCTTTTTGTTCAAATCTGAAATATCCCCGTCTATTTGTATTTCTAAAGCCATTATTTGATTTGTTTTTGATATTCAGCCACTGCTTCTAAAAATCTTTGTTTGTGAGCTTCTGAAATTCCTCCAGTATGTTTTTTGTCAATACTCAAAGGCATAAATTGTTCTAACGAAGGCATTTTTGTCTTTCTATGAAAAGATGCCTTTTCTATATGCCAAGCCAAAACTCTAATTTTTTCCCACTCCCTATCTTGGCATCTTTTCCAAGCGAAAAGGCGAATTTGAAACTCTGCAAAACTCATGTCATAAACACGTTTTAAGCTAGAAATTCCAAGTTCGCCAATTGCAAAAGAAATTACGTCTTTATGAAAATCTATTTTTTCGTTGCTGTCACTTTTTTTTTATTTTCCTCAATAGGCACTCCTTGGAAGATTGAGTTATGAAAAGCTAATTGAAAATCATTCCAAAATTCTCCACCAATACCCCCATTTTCATCTACTAAATCATAAATGTCGTCTAACGTGAAGTCGACTACATTTCCTTTTCTTTCGCACGCATATTTACGGGCGTGAAACATTAACAAAGGAACTTCTTTGTAAGCTAAAGACGGGTCTTTTCCTATTTCGTTAAAATTCATTACTTCGCTGATACTCATTAAAAAAGCCAATCCTAAATGGAATTCAATACCTACTAAAGTTATTTTTACTTGCGCCATATTTTTATTCTAAAATTTCAAAATAAGTTAAATACACAACAGCTGTTGTGTTTGGATTTACTGGACTTGTTGGATTTGCTGAACTGGTAAACGAAACGTTTTTGTTAAAAAAACTCGTTGCAGTGTTGCTCGGATTTCCAAGCAATAAATAAGTTGCTTGCTCTTTATTCGTTGTTCCTCCCATTTGAGACGCGAAATTAGTCAACTGGGTTGTATCTAAAAGAACTCTCCAAGTACCTGCCGATCCCCATCCATCATTGTCAACGTATTTTATGACAATGTCTTTTGGGATAAAAGCTTTTCCAGAAGTGGCTGGAAGTAAGATAATAGGTGTTGTAAATATATCCAACAACTCGTTATGAGTAAGAACTCTACTTAACACCTTGAATTTTACTTCTTGATCGGTATAATCAACAACCGATTTTAAATTACCGCCCACGTCTGCAGGGGAAATACTATTCGGCAAAGTTTCGTTTGTGATTTGGCTATCTATTTGAGCCTTAAGTGTGGTATTTGTCATAATTTAAAGTCCAAATTGATTAGTAAAAACGCTTGAAAAAACTGATCCTCAAGCTAAAGGATCGGTTTTTACGATTGCACCAGAGCCATCAATAGTAAGTGAAAAACTTGCGAATTCGTCTCCAGAAGGAGCTTCAAATCCTAAAGATGTGATGATTCCAGACCCGTAATAAGCTAGTGTTCCCGATCCTGAATTCATTTTCCAATTAGTTGTATTCCCTCCTTGGATAACGTCAAAAAGAAAATCGTGAGAAGCTTTTGTATCATCTCCAGTCAATGCTGTGGTATCCATTGCAATTGCATCTGCATCAATAGAATAACTGAACACCCCTGATTGTTTCTCGACAACTCCAGGGTTACATTTTGTTTGAGATTCGATGACCCCTCTTTCCATATTCATGGAGTTAGAAGTCAAACACGCTACAGGACGGTAAATTGTCCCGTCGTGAATGTAAAGGATAAGGTTCTCCCCTTTTATTTTATCTGCCATTTTATTTTTATTTTAAAGTTAAATTTAGTCTTAAAAAACTACGAAATATATTTTCTGTATCCGTAACTGTTTCTAATTGCGATTCGTATGTTATATTTTGCGTAATGTTTGTAAATCCTGCAATTGTTAATTTAGGATTCAAAGCATCACTAACAGCTTGTTCAATATCGTTTAATAATAATCTACTTCCTGAATTGCCCGCACTAGTTGTTTTTGTATAAATTTCAATTAACAACGATACTTCCCATTCGTACTCACATTTAGTATTTTTAACAACATCTTTGCTTTGTGCTGTCATTAAAATATACTCATTCAAATTAGCATTACCAGTTACACGGCTATCAAAGCATTTTATCGTTTTTCCTGAAACTACAAGATTATTTATAGCGTCAGAAACTGCTTTTCGAATATGTTTATCTGGATTTACATTTACCATAGAACAAATATACTAAATTTTCTTTTTAACCGACTTTAAAAGTTTTTCTAAATTCATTTTCAAACTCTTTTCTCCTTTTTTAAATGCTGGATACAAAAAAGGTTGTGGGTTCACACCTGCGCCTAATATTTTAGCTAATATTGGATAAGCTGCCTTTTCGTCTATCCCTTTTGATTTACACCAAACTTTAATAGCTTCTAACGCGTCTTTCCAAGTGCCTTTACCTTTTTTACCTTGGAATGTTTTTGCCATTTCTGAAAATTCAGCGGGAACTTTTACCTTTGTTCCCGTTCCAAATTCCATATAAGCACCGTAAATTTCATTTACTGTCACTTTCCAATTTAAAGCTTTTACTTTTGACCTAGATATTGATTGTGCTAATTTACCAAAGTTTTTAGGTGCTAATTTCTTTGCATCTGCTTCAATATCAATTGCTGTAGCTTCAATTTCAGCCTCTATAAGTTTTTCAATATCTTTACCAAAAGACTTTAATTCAGATATTGTTTTGCTTAATCCTCTAACCCTTGCCATTGGCTGTAATGTTTAATTCTCGAAATAATTCATCATTATAACGAATATCATTTACCACACGTTTAACACCACGATATTCAATAGTCAGATTATCTTTGTTTTCTGGTGTGATTTTAGGCGTAGCACGAATATTAAAACTCCAATTATCTTTAATGTCTGATTTCCCAATACTGTTATCACGAAAAGCAGAATTTTGCTTTAATTCAGCCCAAAATGAACCGATTAAAACATCATTTACAGTATTTCCACCAAATCCATCGGGAACAGGTTCGGTACTGTAAATTTTAATTCTCTTGTCGTATTTTCTTGCTAGCATTATATAAATCTTTTTTCCACATCCAAAGCTTCGGTTACACTAATAGGTATCATTTGACTATTTACTTGTTTTTCGCTTTCATAATACCAAACTTTAATCATTTGTAAAGCCGATTGAATAAAAATATCAGGCACTAAATCAATTGTCGCATAACCAACATTCAGCTCAACTGTTTTGACATCTGGAAATATCGTGTACATTGTTCTTTCTAAACTCCAAGGTGCTGGATCGGTTATTACCGAATTTATCGGAAAATCATAAACTTTTACTTGACAACTACCTTTGTAAATAATATCACGGGCAAACATTAAATGATTGGTGCGTTTTTCAACATAACGCAAAGCAGCATTAATCATAGAAGTAATTTCTGCATCATCTTCCGTTAAATCAGAATCGATTCGAAGATAATTCTTTGCTCTTTCAAGTGTAATTACGTCAATATAAGCCATTATTTTTTTGTTAAAAGTTTTACAAACATAACAATTCCTACAATAGTATTTATAACTAATATATAAAAAATAGGGTTGGTTAAACAATCTGGATAATCCATTACAAGTTTTTATTTAGTTCTTTTATTCGTGAATCGTGTTCTTCTGGTGTAAAAACGGTAGAAACACCGTCTTTTCTTTGTTTTGATAACTTATTGCTTACAGGCTCTTTTAGTTCCTTGGTTTGTTTCTTTGATTCTCCAGCAACACCAACACGAACCAAATAACCGCCTCTCTCCTCTGTTACTTCAATACTATCTCCTGCTGTGTGGTCTAAATGGTCTTTTAAAAATGTGATTTTCATAATCATAGGTTTTATAATTTCAAAGATAGTAAAAATATTGTTTGTGTATTAAAAAAGTTTTTATACATTTGCTTTATAGTTACGGTCTGAAACTTGGTAACTGAAAAACATTAGCCTTTTTATTAAAGTAAAGCATCAGACCCTTTGCGATAATTTAAAGGCATTTTTAATTTATATAATATATGGGAACATTTTTATTAGATTCAACAAGTGTAAATAAAAAAGAGAAAGGCTTTTACTTCAAAGATGTTATTTTAGATAACGGAGTAATTGGAGAAAAAAAAGTTTTTAACGGCATTGAATCTGTGAAAGTTGAATTAACTTTTACAAGTAGCGGTGATACCTCTGATTTTACAGAAGAGGATATTTTGTTTTTGCTTATGGATAAATTAAAAGAACTTAAAAAAGAATAGTTATGAGAGAAATATTCGAAGCCATTAATGATTATCCTTGGACTACTTTTTTTTGTTTCCTTATGTTTATAATTACATTATGCACAATTGACGAAATTATCAAAACATTTAAAAATAAATAATTATGGAACCAGAAATTATTGGCTGTACATCAGCAGGATTTGAAGAAAAAGACGGTAAATTTACCGCATTTGAAACGTTACAGAAGCACGTTTACTTCGTTAACGACATTAGTATTGAACGAACTAAAAGAAAGTTTATAGAGCGTTTTGTTCGGAAGTTACCCATTGAGCAATTGGAGGTTTTGTTTAATTTCAAAATGAAAGATGTAGAACTCGAAGGACAATATACTGAAGGGAGTAAGTTTAGTTGTGAATTGGATAAAAATACAATCAATGAAAAACAATAGAAAAAACAGGAAAAAGGAGTTTATATATCATAAAAATAGGCTTAGACTTGGTATAACTAAATTCTATTGTTACGAAAAAGTAAGCAATCAAATACAAGAGGATAAAAAATACACTGAAAGACTTATTAATATAGCAATTAAATCTCTTTGGAGTCAATGGAAGCTTAAATTAAGAAGATGTGAAATTCTTTTTAGAGTGCAAGATGGTAATGATTTTATAAAAAATATTCACACAAACAAAATAACACTTAGTAATAAATAAAAAAAGCCACTCAATTAAGAGTGGCTTTTTAACTATCAACTAAAAACCAAATTTATGCTTGTGCAGTAGTTCCTTTAATAAAGTAATCACTTCCGTAAACTGGCAACGCAAAGTTACCCTCGATACGAACAGTTACTTTATTTTCACGAACGTTAGTTCCATCTTGCTCAAAGAACTCAATTCTCATTGATTCTTGTGTCAACAATTGCGCACCTTCCAAGTCAGCTACTACATAGTCTGGAGAAGTCAAAGCGGTTGTTGCATAAGCAGGAATCCCCATAAAGAATAAACGACCGTTTACGATTGTAACTCCTTGTGGTAAGTCGTACTCTCCAGATCCTGCAGCTTTATTCAAGAAAAATGAATAGTAAGCAGACGGACGCAAAAGAATTGCATTTGCTTCTCTTTCGTAAGTATCTTCTAAAACAGCCACGTCAGTAATGATTTTTTCAATCAAAGGAAGTGTAATTGTTGCAGTAGAAGCGGTAAAATTTCCACTTGTCAAAATACCTTTCAACTGCGGAGAAGTTCCATTTCCGTATAGGATTTGTTGGTCTAACACGTTTCTGAATTTCTGTGGCAATCTTCTTTGTAAATAAGAAATGAATCCTGGAATGTTGGACATTGCTTTTCTTGTTACACGAATCCAACCAGCGATAGTTTCGATTTGAACAGTTGCTTCAACTAAATCTAAATCAAATTGCGCTTTGGTCGCTCCCTCTGCTGTTGGTGCGATTTCTCCCTCTCCTACACCGTTTTCACGCATAAAAGTAAATGAGTTGCCTGCTCCAATTGAACCACCCGGCAATATTTCGTCCATGTGAACTTTACGAGAAGGACGCATAATTATTTCAGGGGCAAATAGCTGTCCGTAACGGCTTCCTCCAGTAACGTTAGCTGTTGTGAAATCTCCAACGGCTTTTACCTCTAATTCAACTCTTTGACTTTTCTTGTCACGAAAAGCTTCAATATCCGCTGTTTTTTCAATAATTGCTTTGGCTAATTCATCGTTGAAGTTACCCGCTTTAGTTTCGATTTGTCTAGCTTGTAGCTTTAAATCCAATTTATCAGCGTGATCTTGAACAGTTTTTATATCTGCAATGAATTTTAACTCCATTGCTTCTTTAACCTCTTTCAATTGGGTTTCGAACGCTGTTTTTTGAGTTTCAGAAGTTTTTTCGAATTTTACTTCAAACGCATCGAATGCGGTTTTTACTTCCATTGCTGATTTTGTTTCCAATCCAGCTTTAATGTTTTCTAATTCTTTTTTTAATAATTCGTCCATTTTATTTAAGGATTAATGATTGTGAAAATGATTTTAATGTGTCTAAAATAATCGGCTGTTCATTCAAAGTGTCAGTTTCTGACGGCTCATTAGAAAGTGATTTTAATATTGTTTCAATTCGCATCAAACGACTGTCTGAATAAGGCAAATTATATGCTTTTGTTAGTAATTCCATAAAACCATAGTGTGATTTTATTGATTTTATTCCTTGCACTGTGCTTAATTCGTTTGCGCCCCAACTAGATAAGAAAGAGTACTCCATCAACTTATATTCGTTGATGATTGACTTGTTTCTCGAATCACGACCAAGTACTTTATACCCTATAGATAACTCAGCATTAAGATTGTTTTCGTGCATCAATTTCACGTCTGTAAACATATCTTTTCCTAATGGTTTGTTCATATTAAACTGGGTAGTAGTCAACAAACCATAAGTGTCTTTGGTATCTATAAACAAAGGCACACCTATCATCATTGTTGGGTTATGGTCTTTTAATACACGAATACGTTTAAAGTTTTCGCTTACTGTTTTGTCAAAAGACCCGTAAGCCGAAACATCCCCGTCAGAATCTTTATAATTATACGCATTGGCGTAAGCTGTAACAACTCCTTTTGCCTCGTCAAGTTCTTTTAAATCGTATGATAATTGCTTGAAATCCATTTAATTAGTTTTTAATATTAACATTCCATCAGCATCACGCTTTGGAACAAATGCAATCGTACAACGGCAATTTATTACGTTTCCTGCGCTCGCTTTAGTATCGCCTGGATATTGAATATTTTCTCCTCCAACAAAGAAAGGTTTTTCCAATTCTTGTTTTTGATTATTCATATCAAAATGATCGTAAGGCGTTACTCTTGTTCGATTATCCTGTACGCTTATCCAAACTTTATCCAAAACTAAATCGCTTTGTTCAGCTGTTTTAATAGCTGCGAAATTCGATGCGCTTGTGGTTTCAGTTCTTGCAATTCTTAAAGCTTGCCATTTGTAAAATGTTTGGCTTTTTTCTATTATTGACTGAATTGCATTTCTCAAATCAATTACAGTTCCGTTTTCGCCTATTGATATTTGAATAGTTTTAATTATATCATTTATCAATGTATCGTGAACAGAAGTAATCTTTACACCTCCTTCATTAGACAAAAATAGTAAAATTTCCTTTAATAATGTTTCGTTGAACAAAACATTTGCCTTTTTTGCCTTTTCTAACGAATTATTTACTTTATTACCGTAATTAATCCCAATAGTTGTATAAATTTCACGGAACATTTTAAATATTTGTTCTTCTGAAATATTTGACTTTATTAATATTTCGTAATTTGATAATGTGACATTGTTGTACGGGATATTTTTCAAAATCTTTGATATGTGATTCTGAACTATTCTATAGGCTTTGCGCTCATAGATATTTCGTTGTTTTTCCCATGCTATCATATTTTTTTACCGTATATATTGAAACCGCATTTTACACATTGGTTTAAATGATATTGATATGTTGCATAATTATCTTTATAACGTACCAACCAACCGTATTCGCATAATATTTTATGCAACCACCACTTAAACGGCTTTTTATGTTCTTTATCTACTTTTGACCAACTCATAAATTAGACTCATTCATTACTCCATCACTAACATCATCAATTCTTTTGCCGTTAATCCAAACAATATCCATACCATCATCTGTCAAGGTTTCATATTTGAAAACTGTTCTTTTTTCATTTGGTGTCAAAGGAATAAGATTTAATGCTTCGGCTTGTTTCTTCATATCCTCCTGCATTTCTGGCAACTCTGTAACATCCCATTCAATAACGCTATTCTCATAGCCTTTAAATTTAGGAATAAACGATTTATTCCAAGCCGACTGCAATAATACTAAATCTGGCTGAATATCATCAGTAATCAATTGCTTTCTTGCATCGTTGTTAGTACTGCCTGCCATTGCTCCAGAAGTATCAGCGTTTAATAATTCGTCAGGAAAATTCAACACGTTGCAAATAGTTTTTTGATCCCAGTTAAGATAATCAAACGGTTTCAACTCATCTGTTGTGAGTGATATTCTTTGAAACCCAACTTCAGCACTACTTGCTCCAATTTTACCCAATCTTTGAGGGTCTTTATCCATTTCAACCAAACGCTCTTTTAAAGATGTTGCTTGCTCCTCTGTTAATGGCTCGCCCTTTCCATATAAAAAACCATAAGCTCCAGCTGACTGGAGCATTTTAATATTTGTATCAATTGCCGAGTTTTGACTGTTTACATTTCTTAATCCTGCTCTTAAAGGAGATTGACCGTACAAATGAGAGCCGTTCATGTCATAGTTTGGATTTACATATTTCACATGTAAAATTTCTTCAACTCCAAATTTTATGTATTGATTGCCTTCGACCAACATATAGTAATCAATTGGATTTTCATCGATCAATAAATTAGCATTTGGTTTTAAAACTATTTGCATTAAATGGCTAGGCAAAACATAAACCATTTTAGGAATTCCTTTGTTTGCGCCTTCCGTTGCCGATACGTGGTATTGATAGTAATTACCAGTAATTTTCATATAGGTCTTAAATAAGCCTATAACATCACTCCAAGTTTGATTAGGATTTGGTTGCTCTAATGGAAAAGCTTTTTCTTGGTCTTTGTAGGCTTTTGTTTGAAGTGAATTTCTTTTAATTTGTTGTTGCAAAGAAAATAAGCCTTTAGTGGCTAAATCTAATTGATTTAATTTTGAATAAGATTGCTTGTTTTCGATTTCTTTAATAGTGTAAGGTACAGAAACAGTCTTTACTGTTTGCTTATTGATAATAGCAAAAACAGTGGGATTTTCGTTGTATCCTTTTTCTAAATAGGTTTTATTGCTTTGGTCATATTTGGCATAACCATTACCCATAAATTGAAAGAAAGCCTGATTAAAAGCATTTCTTTCTTGTTTATTACCCGTAAGCGCACTCCACGCCAATTGAAACTTATTTTTTGCCATAGAACAAAGATATATAAAAATTTATTACATAATGAAAAAAGCGGGTTTAAAGCAAAAATACATGCGCATCATCAAAGCATCCGAATAATCAGGAGATCGCCCTATTGATTCCTTAACTTTTTCTTTTGATAATAATTGCAATTTACCATCACTGTCTATTTTATCCCTTTTAACTTGCTCCAACTCTTTTGACATTTCATCAATTATATTACCATCTTTGCAATTTACAAATATTTCTCCATTCTGTATCATTTCTGCTAACTTAAAATAACATTGTGTTTTTAAGTTTTGATATTGAACTATTTGGTTTTCAACTAACATAGGTTTTGAATTATTTACAAATCCTTTGCAACCTAAAATATCTACAACACCGCCACCTACTCCATCTTCATCAGCAATAATATTAGTTAAAGGAACTTTGTATTTTGTCGCTAAATCTTTGATAGCTTTTGCGGTTTCGGTAACGCTTGACTTTGCCAATGTGTAAATTTCAACAACCCTAAAACCAGACCAAACATTAATAACCATTTTATCACTACCAAAACGGGCAATATCAGCACTTATAAAATAATCTCCAAACGGGACGAAATCATTAGTGAATATGTTCTGTATCTTTTCGTAGTCTATCAGTTTTGCAGGATCATTATCATATTCCCAGTTTCCAAAATACAACCGTTGCTTTGAGTTTTCATCAAGTGATAATAATGATTCTAAATAAGACTTTGGTAAGTGCGGATTATCTTTTGGTAAAGCTTGAATAAACTTCTTATCCTTGTCAATTGATTTATTTTTGTCTTTTAAATAAAATTGTGCATAAACCCAATTTTTAGACGGGTTGCAAGTACCTAACATTTTAGGCATTATCCCAAGTTCTTTTATTTTATAACGAATACGTGATTTTACAATTTGCCAAGCTTTATAGGTAACTTGGTTGCATTCATCGATAAAAGCTCCTGTAATTTCCAAAGATCCCAAGCTGTCAAAATTTGGATCAGAAGGAAACGCATACAGATCTTTTAAAAGTATTTCAGATCCGTTTTTCCAGTAAATAATACCAGCCTGTCCGTTGTAGTTAAATTGGTCGGTTATTTTTAATTGTGATGCTAATTCAAAGAAAGTGTTTAATGTTGTTTCTTTTAACGCTTTTAGTTTTGACCTACCCATCAGCCAACGAGTGCCTGGGTATTTTTGACATTGTTCAATTAACCAAAGATTACCAAGTGCTGATTTACCACCTCCAGCTGCACCACCGTAAATCAACTCTTTTGTTTCGCTATCTTTTAAATAATAGACAGCATGTTCTTGTTTAGGTATTAGTCTCATTTGGGTCAGTTCCGTTACCTAGTGAAATAATCGTAGTTTTTATTTCTCCTGAATGTTCGTTTTGAATCCTTTCTCCGTATTTTTTAGGATTGAGTTTAGATAGCGACCACTTTAAAGCGTCAATCTTTAATCTTCTGTGCCCCAACATATCGCCTGTAGTAATTTCTATTCCTCTTTCGGTTTCTTTTGTAGTCGTTCCTTCTTCAGTATTATAAGCAATATCAATTATTTCATCGAACAAAATATCTGTTCTTAAATCCGTTGCAAGTTCGTATCGTTTCGATTTTAACTCATCTTCTTTTAGCCAAATAAAAAAAGTTGAACTACTTGGCATATTTTCATCCTCTTTCAAAATAGAACGTAAAGACCTTCCTGTTTCAATTTCTTCACAGATTTTGGTAAAAGTTATTTCTATTTCTTCTTGTGAGTAAGCCATATAATTCAAAAAAACCGCTTTCAACCAAGGACACCCCAACCAAAAGCGGTAAAAATTATTAGTAATTATGAATAGCAAATATAATTGATTGGATTGGATTGTGCAAATATTTATTCAATGATATAAATTTGACAGCTTCTACTTGTAGGCTTAAATGTTCCATCGTTTATTCTGTTTTCAATAACATCTCCATCGTGAGGTTTTATTTTGCATTTGACCGCATAATGTATTTGACAGCCAGCAACAACAATAAAGTTTTCTTCCCTGCCAACTTTAGCAAACCAATTAGAGCTTCTAACGTTTGTTTTAATTCCTAAAATAGCATCGCTTACTATTTCTACATTCCCCCATACGGCATTATATTGCTTTCCATCTGGAGCATAAAACCAGTTGTCTGTTGTTATTAGGTAATTTCCTGTCATAATCATTTATTATTTAAGTTAAAAATTTCGTTTGCTTTTCAGCACCTCTACGCCATTCATTGTGACGCTTCAATATCTTTATTGCTTCTTTTAGTTTCATAGTTTTATTTGTTTGGTGTTATTGAAAAATTCAATCAACTCTCTCATTGCTTGTAATTGCTTTTTATTATAAGGCTTTGAATATTTGGCTTTTTTTGGCTTTTTGTTCTTGTGAATTTTAAAGTAGTTCATAAATTTATTTTTTAGTGATTAATGTTTTGTTGGTTTTTTGGTTATATTTTAAGTTTTGTCCTTAATTCATTTTGTCTTTCTGGTAATTCATAAATTCTATTTTTAATAAAATACCCCTCATCTGAAAAATCAATGTTATTTTCAACGTGTTCAATCGATTTATAAACATCATAAACACTTTCACAAATAAAGAATAAAACATTATTTCGCATCATTTCTGGAAGAGTTTCTTGTTGGTGTTTGGTTAATTTTCCATACTTCATTTTTAATTCAAGTCCAAAGTAAAATGATGTTTTTTTATAATAAACCGCATTGTCTGGTAGTCCGTTTTTAGATGCAAAATGTACCCATCTATTTTCAATGTAAGCTTTTCCGCTGTTTTGCCTCCAGTAAAAATAACCTGTTTTTTCTAAAAAATTATTTACATCTTCTTGAAGTTCGGCTTCCTTTTGATAAATTTTGCCATCATACAAATCCAATAAAGAACCGATTCTTTTAAGAAATATTTGTTTTTCTTCTGTAATCATATTTGACAAATTTTGTCTAATATCATTTGAAACATCTAAATTCATTTCTCGATCAATAACACGTGAAATCTTTTTGCCAAATACTAATTCTTTTCTATCTGTTGGTAATCCGTGCTCTTCAACGCATCCACAACAATCTAATAAGATACAATCTGATTTTCCGTTTGAAATTGATTCTTCAATAGTCTTACCAAGCAATCTAATACCTCTTCCGCATATCTGAATGTATTTTTTCCAAGATTTAGTTGGACACGCAATAATAACACATTTTACCGTCGGGTCATCAAAACCTGCAGTTAGTATTTCAATCGAAATTAATCCTTTTGAAATTCCTTTAGCGTATCTTTCGTAAATTAAATCACGATTTTTTTTAGAAGTGTCTGCGGTTATAACATCTGTTATAATTCCTTTTAATTCAAATTCTTTTTGTAACTCAAAACAGTGTAATTTATTCACTCCAAAACAAATAAACTTTCTTTGTTCTCCAAGTTCAATATATTTTTCAATTATTGATTTATTTATATCCTGTTTTACTATTTCTTCATTTACACTTTTTTCTTGATAGTCTTTTGTGTTTGAAGATATTTTAACATTCGACAAATCAAAATTAACTGGAGAATAAATTTTAAAAGGAGTTAACCAGCCTAAATTAATTAAGTCAATTGTCTGATAGTCATCAATTATAGAATCAAATCCATCTAACAAAAAATCTTTATTATCAACTGGAGTTGCCGAAAGTCCTAAAAAAATTGCCTTTGGAAATCTTGTAAATAAGTTTTGAATAAATCCGCTTTCGAATCCAAAATGAACTTCATCTATAATTATTATTTTTGGTTCTGCAATATCAGTATTTGTAAGTGTTTGAATAGTAGCTACCAGTAATTCGTAGTCTTCAAAATAACCCTCACTATTTCCTTGTAAAAAACTCGGTTTTAAGCTTTCGAATTTATCCCTTGATTGTTCGGCTAGTCCAATACGATGTGAAGTAAACAAAACCCTATTTTTTTTAACTATTGCATCTTTGCAAATCTGATAAGACAAAATAGTTTTTCCGTAACCAGTTGGAGCATTTATTAAAATTCGTTTATGTCCTTTTCTTAATTCGTCTTTTATTTTATTATAGACATTTGTTTGTGGCTCTCTTAATTGGTACATTTTTAATTTAGATTTATTATGAATAATTTGTATCGTTTAATATATTCCATTTCTATTTCAAGAAACATTTGTAATGAAATTTTACCGTCAATGAATAAGTTACAATGATTGTCGTAGGTTCTTAAAAGTAAATTGTATTCCATTTTTAAATTTTATTACTGTGCACCGTGCACACCTCGTGCACACCTATTTTGCGCACCTAAATCCTAATGTTTTCAATACTTAACAAGCTTTTTTACTGTGCATGCACACCTAAACATGTAAAACGATATTTTTTTTAAAATATTTTTTTTATTTCTATTTTAGTCGTGCACATGTGCATGCACACCTAAAATCATTGTAAAGCATTGTCTTTATTGGTTTTTTACTGTGAATCCGACTGCGCAATTGGGTGTGCATTTTCGAACTCTTTACACCAATTTTGCACACTTCGACGTGAAATTCCTAAAAGTTCTGCTGTTTCGCTTCTATTAAAGTCTTTTTTGCTTTTCCATATTTCGTGAAGCTTTTCTTTTTCGGATTTTCCTTTGTGTTGACCTAAAGTGTTTTTTAATTTTCCAACCTCAACTGCATTTATTTTTATTTTCTTTGCAGTAGCAACAAAGTACTTGCTTAATTTTTCGGCTTTTAATACGCTTTCTTTTGAAATCAATAAACTGTTTCGTTTTTCATCCTCTGGTCTGAAAAATTCGTCAAACGTATGAATCAGACAAGAAAATCTAGGAATGTAAGATTTTTGTTTTGGAAGCATTGACTTAAGATATTCATTTTCGTTTTCATCATTTTGAACTACTGATAATTCATTGAAAATCCTAATCCATTCAACTTTTGCTTCATCAGTAAATTTAGCCGTTAACGATATGATTTCATCATCTGAATTTCTTTTTATGATTGACTTCAAAGTATCATAAAACATAATGATTGATTCTTTATACCATTTTAAAGTGTCCTCGTTCATTTCTTGCTCGTTGTATGAATCAATTTTTAAATCAGGAAAAGATAAAAGCATCCTATCCATAAATCCATTGTCTTTATTTTCGTCTGTATAAAATGAATTAAAAATACTCGGTTGAATTCCTCCAAGGACTGGGATCAAAGGTTTTTCAACAAAAGAGCCTTTACGGGTTAAACGGTTAAGGTTAACAGATTTTCCGCTCCAAGTCGATAGCCAAAACTCTAAATCAGAACCCTCTCGATATTTATTCATATCTTTTAACCATCCTGCCAATTCGTCTTTAAAAACCCCTACTGCGTTGTCGTTTTCTTGGTGCAAATCTACCAAGGCTTCTAATGTAATATCGTTAGCTATGAACTGCGATTTTCGAGGTTCTTTTACCTCTGGATAATCCTCTTTTTCTTTTTTAGATAACTTTTCGTAGAACTCGAATTTTTCACGCTCTTTGATATATGTCTTGATTTCCTTGGCATTTATTTTAGCAAGTGGAAAAATGACGTTTGAAATACTTGGAGTTTTTCCAAGTCCAGCCTTCCCAACGATTGAAATCCAAACCGTTAAATTTTCAATCCAGCCTTTTTTTACCTCAACATTTATAGAGTTACCAACGCATACAGAAATAAGCCAAAGTAACGAACAACCCATATAATCAATAGAACTATCCAAAGTTTTATTACATTCAATTAAATAAGCTTGAATGTCTTTTGGAAACACATCAATTGGAAAAACCAAATCTTGTTTATTTATAATCGTAATCGGTTCTTCATTTGCAACTGGGATATTTTTCTTGAGTTCGTTTACGATTCTTTTTAAACGGCTGCCATATCCTTTTTCATAAAGTTCTTTGGTGCTTTCCTTGAAATCTGAATTATGATTTTTTATTGTATAAGCAGAAAAAGGAGTTATCAATTTTTCGTGTGGATAAATAGTACCCGTTGAAAATAAATACATAAATCCAGTATCTTTAAAAACATATCCAGAATGTGGAGAAGTTGCCCCGTGTCTTTTAATTACGTATTTTTTTGAAAGATTACCAACAATTGAAAAATCATCATTTATGGTTTCGAAAATGTCGTGTTTAGAATTGTAATCATCCCAAGGCGTTATTTCTCCTTCTGAATATTCAACTTTTTTCTTTACTGGATCAATTGTTTTTTCTTCAATGTGATTGTACATTTTAGAAAAACTCATTATTACAAATCTGTCTTCGTCTGAAATAAAGTCAATTTGATGGTAACTTTTTTTAGAAACCTGATTGTCGGGATAAACAAAAATATAACCGCCAATACCACGGGTTTCAATAATAGCTTCTTTATGTCCTTTAAGTTTAGCTAATTTTAAATTACCTTCAATTCGTTTCGATTTATAAAGCAAGTGATACCCTGCATTTCGTGTTTTATAGATTACAATCTTGTCTTCAAAATCTAAAATGTTATCCGATAAATAACCAATGTATTCATCCCAAAATTCCTTTTGTTCTTTTGCGGTTGAGAAAACTTTTAAATCAACGTCAACACACTCTAAATAATCAAATCCTGTAACTATTCCGAAACGGTCTGTCTTTGGTATTTCGTGAATTACTCCATCCTTATCTGCCCAAGTTTTACCACCTTTATAATTATATTTTTCTATAAAAGAATTCCAAGACTGTTTTTCAGTTTGGCATTTTTTCCAAGTAAAGTTCGGTATTTTATTATCTGAAACGGTAATTAAAGAAAAATTGTCGTAGAATAATTTTAGCTTATTTTCTTCCATAGTATTGTTTAAAATTTTAATTTCTTACTAATTAATTCAAATAAAAAATTACTTAAGTTTTTCTATTAAGAAAATTTCCGAAACTTTCCAATTGTGATTTGAAATTCTAACGTACAAAGTCGGCTTTGTTATGCCTATTTTTTTTACCAATTCTTCATCAGTAAAAGATAGTCGAAGCCTTTGTACTTTTGATGTTGCCTCTAATTTTGTCATAATTTATTATTTATTTTTTTACTAAATTTTTCAAAACAAAAGCCAATAATTAAACTGGCTTATTTTGTTCTACAAATATAGTTAATTTATTCAATCCCAAACCATATATAATCAATTTTCTTTTTAATTTCTCTAGCTTTTTCTTTGTCGATTTGCATTAATCTACGGTATTCTTTTTCGAGGTCTTCGATGGTTGGTTGTTTTGTTTTTTGTTTCGCCATTAGAATAGTGTTAAAGTGCTATTTTTTTCTGCAACAAAAGCCTTATGATTGCTTTCATTGATTTTAAAGTAACTTTCTTTTAACTCAATACTAATTGATTTTCGATTCATTTTAATCGCACAACAACCCTCTGAACCAATACCTCCAAACGGACTTAATACCGTTTCTCCCTCGTTTGAATATAAATGCAATATTCTTTCAATCGTATCTAATTGTAATGGACAAATATGTTTCTCATCATTACCATCACGACATGAACGATATTGCAAAGTTCTTGAATAATCAATATCATACCATACTGGAGAAGCATATTTTTGCCATAAATCAACTGGCAAATAATCCAGTCTTGTATGGTCTTTGTCTTGGTGCGTTATTGGTGTTTCATTTTCTCCCTCATTTCTAAAAAACAAAACGTAATCAGGAATGCCAACCCTCGACATAATAGAATCTTTTTTTATTGTTTTATGGAGCAATCCTAATGCTTTTGTACGTTGCATTTCGGTAACAGGGTTTTTCCACAAAGTAACTTTTGAATGATAAATAAACCCCTCTTTTTGAAACCAATCAATTAACATTCCTGAAAAATCACGAAGTCCAATATATCCCTCTTTTCCTTTTTGAATAGGCAAATCCATACAATGAATAGCACACATACGACCGCTTTTAAGAGTTCGTTTCAATTCTGGAATCAGGAACTTAAAATGCTTTTCAAACTCTTGGTAATTTGATACGTTACCCATATCCTCTTCTTTATCTGAATATACATATAATTCAGCAAATGGAGGCGAAAACACAACTATATCGGCACAATTATCTGGAAGTTTAGCAGTTTCTTGAACGCAATCACCATTTATCAAATGGTATTGATCTGTTTTAATTTCTTTGTTCATAATTTTTACTTTTGATTTTGCAAGTTTATAATTGGTTTCCGCACTGTATCTCGACATTTCTTTAATACGCTCGAAGTGCTGTTTTTCTTTTGTTAAAATAGTACTTCTCACATTCGTTTGACTTTCTGGAATCAAGATATGAACCGTTACTTTGTTTTGTTGTCCAAAACGATAGCAACGTCTTACAGCCTGATAAAACGATTCAAACTTAAAATCATAAGACATAAAAACCATTTCATTACATTGTTGGTAATTCATACCAAACGAAGCAATAGAAGTCTTTGTAATCAATGTTTTAAATTCGTTATTTGCAAATCCGTTTAAATGTTTTGCTTTATATTCTGGACTATCCGAACCTTGCACATTTACACTATTTGTAAGCAATTTTGATAAAGTATCAGTTTCCTGATTTTTCAATCCCCAAACAATACATTGATTTTCATTTGCATTTACTATTTCCAAAGTTTTTTCAATCCTTGCATCGAATGAACGACTCAAGTCTTTATGTAAGTATGTTGCACTTACAGCAACATCACCAAATAGATTTTCACTTAAATTTTCAACCTTAATAATATGCTCGATATATTCAATTTCTGGCAAATTATATCCCTCGTTGCAAAATCCTAAACTACTTGGATTATCAATAGCCATAGACCAACCAGATACATATTTCCAAAAGTTATCTTGAGCGTGTTTTCTTAAACGCCATTTTGAAGTTTCTCCTCCATCGTGAACAAAGAACATTGCCAACATTTCTAAATAAGACATGCCTCCTAAAAATTCAGAATGTTGCCCTAATTCCATATGGTCGTTTGGACTTGGTGTTGCAGTACAACAAAGTTTATAAGGTGTTGTTTTAAACGTTTCAATTATCAATGATGATAGTTTACCGTCACGACCTTTTAAAATGCTCGATTCATCCAATACAACACCTGAATAAATAGAAGTATCTGTGTTTTTCAATTGATCGTAATTTGTAATATCAAAAACATCAATATCGATTCCAAATTTTATAGATTCATTTTTTGTTTGTTCAACAATTGCCAAAGGAGCAAGTATTAAAACTTTCTTTTTTGTTTTTATTGACACTTGTTTTGCCCATTCTAATTGACAAAATGTTTTTCCTAATCCACAATCAAAGAAAAACGCAAACTTTCCTTTAAATAAAGCCGTTTTAACTCCAAACTTTTGAAAGTCTTTTAATAATGGATTTAATTTATTTTCAGAAATAGTAAATCCACTTTCTAAAAATGTTTTTCGTTTTGTTTCTAAAAACTTTTGATAATCACTCATAATTATTAATTTTTTAAAATTAGAAACCCCTAAACAATGCACTACTACTGTTTAGGGGTTCTTGTTAGTATTTCTACTAAATATTTTCCTGTCGGTAGTGCTTCGACTTCGCAAAGATAATGTATTTATTTTATTCCATCAAATATTCGTCTAACAAAATAACCTCTTACAATTGATACGGCAAAAAACACCGATGTAATGATTATATTTTGAAAGAAAGTTACAGGAATACCCATTATTGGATATAAAATTACCTGAATTAATATCGATGTTCCAAGTCCTATAATGGTTTGGATTATGCTTTCGACAAAGCTTTTTCGTTTAGATTGTTTCATATCAACTCATTCATAGGATTAATAACCGAATTACAATAAATCGGTTCTGTTTTTTCTGGAATCAATTTGCTTTTTAGCCGGTGATTGTGTTTTTGGAATGTTTCGTGTGTTGTCATTTTGTCCATTGTAGTGCCATTGCTTTTGCTATTCCTGGAAATGTTTTAGAGCGTAAAGTTGAGCGTTCTTCTTTTGGCAACTTCCAAGCTTCAGCATACCAAGTAGGCATACTCTTTCCGCTTTCAAAAACTGTTCTTGGAGCAGGTGCTACAATATTTGTAGGTATTAAATTAGGTAATCCTTTAATCCAAAGGCAAGTTTTCTTTTCAAACGGATCGCCAAATTGAAAGGGATTAATTATTTGATTTGGTTTTCTCCATTCACTAGACATAATTCCTACAGGGTTTTCAATTACAATTTTTTCACAATCTGCATTAGCAAACATCATAAAAAAATCTATTGCATCTTTTCTGTCTTTATAGCGTTGTATTGCTTTTTCTCCGTAACGCTCTACATTAAACCATCTATTTCCTGTTACGGTTAAAAATGTGCACGTAGGGAATGCAATAATCATATCCCACTTATCTTTTAAAAGCTCGGTTACATCTTGCTGCAAGTGCCATTCCGGATAACCTCCTGAACACGGCAATAAATCACAACTATAAGCCTCGTGACCTAGTAATCTTAATTCTTTAGTCACTGCCTGACTTTCTTCACATGCCACTAATATTTTCATAAAAATAATTTTATAAGTTGTTTTAAATCGTCAATTGTGTTGCAGTTTGGCAATTCAATCCAATTATTATCGATAGCAAATTCAACTGAATCAAGACCGTTCACTTGTATTTTTACCAAATTCTTTTCTATTAAAAACTCTCTGAAAAATACACCATCATACGTATTTGAAGTGTCTTTAAATCCTAAATCTAAAAGTTCTTTATCTGTCATAATTTTACTATTTTAATTTCAAATTTACATTCATAACACAACCATCTTTTTAAAGAAGAATCAATTCCAATTTTACGGTACATTTCTCGATATTTACGATTAAACTTAATCAATT